TGCCGTACCACGCAGCTGGAGACAACCAAGCCCCGTCCAGCACGCCGCAGTGGAACCTGGAGCTTCTCAAAGGTAGCAGCCAGAGCCACCAAGACATCGCCCGAGCCATCACGCGGTTGAACTCTGAAATGGCTCGCATGCTGGGCGTCGAGAATGTCCTACTGGGCGAGTCGGGTAACGGCTCGCACGCCCTGAGCCAGGATAAGTCGCTGAACTTCGGCCTCGTGGTCGACTCGACGATCCGAGAGCTTCGTGAGGTTGTCAAGCGCGACCTCATCACCCCGCTGTTCGTGATGAACGGTTGGGACATGAAGTACATGCCGACGGTCACCACGGACGCGATTCAGCACCGTGATATCACGACCATCACGCAGAGCTTGGCTCAGATGGCCCAGGCTGGCGCACCGATCATGCCGGACGATCCGGTGGTGGACGAGGTTCGGGACCTCCTGGGCCTCTCTCACTCCACCATTGGAGATTATCCCATCGAGGATCTTCCGGGGATGACTGATCCCATTACCCCCACCCCCGCTGACGCGGAAGATAGCGATACTAACGCATAGGGCAGCTTCCCCGGAGACCTCATTATGGCATTCACCTTCGACACCATCGTCATCGACGCGGTCAACTACGACAGCCTCTGCACCCGTGCGGAGGCTAACGAGTACCTCGCGCCCGAACTGAACCTGAAGGCGTGGGACACGGCGACTGACGCAAACAAGGATAAGGCGCTCGTCAGCGCCACCCGAATCCTCGTAGCCCAGAACTGGATTGACGAGTCGGCGGTCCCTGACGCTGTGCTGATCGCAGCCAACAGCCTTATGGCTGACCAACTCCTCGCTGGCGAGACCCCTGGGTCGGGGCAGTCGATCAACTCGGTCAGCGCAGGAAGCGTCAGCATCGACTTTGAGGGCTCCACGAGCGTGGGTGCCTCGAAGTTCGACTCGCGCATTACCGCTCTCATTGGGCAGTACCTGACCTCGTCGTATTCGACCAACGCCAACCCGTACTTCTCGGGTACCGACGAGGACGACTACCCGATCGTCGAGATCTTCCCGGAGATCAGCGAAGGCAATGCCTAACTTCTTCGGAGTCGATATCGCCAAGCTGATCGCAGACGGCGTTGCAGCTGCCGGTGGCGTGGATGATGTCACCCTCCGCAAGGTGACCGTGGGTACCCGCACTCCGGGCAACCTGAACGGCGGAACCAACCCGACCTACATCGACTACGAAGGTAAGGGCTTCCAGTCGTCCAAGGCCGACGCGCGTCTTGGTGACACCCTTATCCAGGACGAGGAGAGGGTAGTGGTCCTACTCGGCCATACATTCGACGCCGCACCCGAGGTGAACGACGAACTCGTTTATCAGGGAACTTCACTCACCATTCGACTGGTCGACCGTGACCCGGCGAGCGCCACATGGACAGTGGTCTGCAATGGCTGAGTACAACGACGAAGCCCTGCTCCGGGACCTAGAAACCTGGGCGATAGCCTTCACGAACCGCAGCGTTCGTGAGGCTATGGATGGCATTCGTCGTCAGTACCAACCTGCCCTGGAGGCAGCGTTCGCGGCGGGAGACGCTGCGCTCATCAACGAGATCTCGGAGAAGATTTCAACCAAGTTTGCGGAGGCTATACAAGCCGCCCAGCAGCAGGTCTACATGGAGTCGGGTCGGCGTGCGGCCCAAGCACTCCGAACTGTGGGCATCGAGCTGAGCTTCACAGGCAGCGACCCACGCGCCGAGAAGTTTATCCGCGAAAGCTCCTCACGCATGATTACGGAGATCTCGAACCAGCAGCGCCTTGCTATCCGCGCCCGTCTGGCGGAGTCCTTCGAGCGGGGAGTCAACCCTCGCAAGGCTGCCAAGGAGTTGATTGACATCGTGGGCCTGACGGCTCGCCAGCAGGCTGCGGTGGCGAACTACCGCCGTCTACTGGAGCAGGGCTCCTCGTTCGCCTTAGAGCGTGCGCTCCGAGACCCCAGCATGGACGCCCTGGTACGCCGGGGCAATCTCAGCAGCCGGGACATCGACCGGATGGTTCGCGCGTATGAGCGGAACTACATCCGATACCGAACGGAGATGATCGCCCGCACTGAGATGCTCGCTGCGTCCAACGAGGCGGTCCAGGAGGCATACCAGCAGGGTGTGGACTCCGGCGACCTGGACCCAGAGAAGTTCGTCCGTCAGTGGAAGACCGCACGGGACGAGCGTGTCCGTGGGTCCCACCGCTCGATGCACAATCAGGTGCGGGACGCGAAGGAACCGTTTGTTACTGGGTCTGGCTACCGGGCGATGTACCCCCACGACCCGGCACTGCCCGCCCAGGAGCGGGTACACTGCCGGTGCATCACAGTGACGCGATATCGCGCCATTGTGGAAGAGGAGCAGAAACCCTAACACAAACGCCGTTTTTGTGGTATAATACCACCATCCCAGAACGGGGTCAAGCAAAAATGCCCAAATCCGAAGGTTACAAGCCCAGCCAAGCCATGGCCAGCAATGCTGCTCGTGGTCTGGAGCTTCGCGAGAAGTGGGGCCGTGGAGGCACAGCCGTTGGCGTCGCTCGTGCCCGTGACCTCAAGCGCCGCGCTACCCTGTCCCGTGACACGGTGGCGCGTATGCATTCGTTCTTCAGCCGTCACGCCGTCGATAAGGATTCTAAGGCGTGGAAGCAGGGCATGCCAGACGGAGGCCCAAGCGCAGGTAAGATCGCTTGGCTCCTGTGGGGTGGCGACTCTGGGCGATCCTGGGCAGCAGCTCGCATGAAGGAAATCCGCAAGCAGGAAGAACAGATCAGGAAGTCTAGCGAAGTCACCGTTGCCAAGGTCAACGATGAGTTGGGCCTTGTCTTCGGGTATGCCATCGTCTGCAAAAAGGACGGTGAGGCGTACTACGATCTCCACGGAGATCACATCCCAGAGGACACGATGCTGGAAGCTGCCGCCGAGTTTATGGAGCGCAGCCGCACCGCCCTGGAGATGCACAAGGGTGAGAGAAAGGGAACCATCGTGTTTGCCTTCCCACTTACCAGCGAGGTCGCAAAGAGCCTCGACATCGAAGCGCCCAAGACTGGGCTGCTGATCGCCATGCGCCCAGATAGCGAGGAGATCCTCGCCAAGTTCCGCAACGGCGAGTATACCGGATTCTCCATCGGAGGAGTGAGCCTTGGGTAAAAAGAAGAAAATCCTCAACCGCATCCGTATTGACGAGATTTCTGCGGTTGACCGTCCGGCACAAGAAGACGCTACCATGACCATCATGAAGCGTGCGGACGAAACCCCTAACCTTACTGAAACCATGACTGACGAAGTTCAAAAGAACGAAGAGGTCACGGAAGAGGTCGTTACCGAAGTCGTCGAGACCGAAGAGGTCGAGAAGGCTGAGGAAGTGACGGAAGAAGCCCCCGAGGCCGACGCCGAAGTCGAGAAGGCTGAAGAAGCCGAGGAGACTGAGGAAGAGGACGAGGAAGAGAAGGGCTACGAGAAGTCGCTTGCTGATCTCACCGCTGAACTTGAAGTTCTCCAAAGTGAGCTTGCACTGGCCAAGTCGGTTGCGGAGCTGTCGGATGCTGAGAAAGAGGTCTTTGCCTCGATCGAAGGCGAAGAAGCACGCGCCGAGTTCCTGGGTAAGTCCGCTGACGAGCGTGCCGAACTCATCGCCAAGGCGGCTGATGAGAACGCCGTGATCTACAAGTCTCTGGACGGTGTCGAGTTCACCGCCCAAGACGACGAGCGCCTCGTGTCGCTGGCCAAGCAGGCCGACGAGTACAAGGCTCAACTGGTGGCTGCCGAAGAGGCTTCCATCGAGAAGAGCTATAACGAGCGTGCCGAGACCCAACTGGCCCACCTTCCGGGCGAGCTGGTGACCAAGAACGCAGTGCTGCGTGCCATTGACGGCATCGAGGACGAGGCCGTCCGCGAGCAGGCACTGTCCATGCTGAAAGCTCAGTCGGTTGCTATCGAAGAGCAGTTCGTGACCAAGGGCGTCGAAGGCGAAGAAGCCGAAGGCGACCTGGGTGGACTGGAGAAGATGGCCGCTGCCTATGCGGAAGAGCATGACACTACCCTTTCCAAAGCCTACTCGGAGGTGCTTCGCACCCCGGAAGGTCGTAACCTGTACAACCAAACCCTGTAAAAAATGGCTACTTACGAGTCTAAGCTCTGCATCACTGTGGAAGCGGGTGCTGACCTTTCGGCGGACCAGTTCAAGTTCGTCCAGGTCGCTTCCGATGCACAAGTTGATGTTGTTTCCAGTGCCGGTGGCGATGCCATCGGTGTCCTCCAGAACGATCCGGCTGCTGCTGGTCGTGCTGCTACCGTGTGCTACGCTGGTGTGACCAAGGTCATTGCCGGTGCTACCGTCGCTGCTGGTGCGAAGGTCCAATCGGACGCTTCGGGTCTGGCTATCGCCGCGCTTACTGGCGACGTCGTTCAAGGCGTCGCGCTGAAGGGTGGCGATGCCAACGAAGTCATCGAAGTCCTCCTCGTGTCCAAGCACATCCTCGCCTAATACATAAGGAGTAACTGAAATGCCTCAACCCACCCCCAACGCCGTCCATGTCGACGCCCCGCTGACCCAGATCAGCGTTGCGTTCCTCCAGGACGCCAGCAACTTCATCGCGGGCCAAGTGTTCCCGACCATCCCGGTCGCGAAGCAGTCGGACCGCTACTACACCTACGACCGTGGTTTCTTCAACCGCGACGAAATGGAAGTCCGCGCTCCGGGTACGGAGTCGAAGGGTGTCGCCTACGAAGTCGACAACACTCCGACTTACTACGCCCCGATCTACGCGGCTCACCACGACATCGCTGACGAAGTGCGTGCGAACGCTGACTCGGTGCTGGACCTCAACCGCGAAGCGGCGGAACTGCTGACCCACAAAGCTCTCATCAAGCGTGAGAAGCTGTGGGCCGACACTTTCTTCGCTGGCAGTGTGTGGACCAACGACTATGATGGTGTCTCGGGTACTCCGGGTGCCAACCAAGTCAAGCACTGGAGCGATGCGGCCTCGACCCCGATCGAAGACGTTCGCTTCGCGAACACCACGCTGATGCAAGAAACTGGTCGTGCGGGTAACACCCTGGTGCTGGGCCGCGAAGTCGCGGACAAGCTCCTGGATCACCCGGACATCATCGACCGCATCAAGTACGGCCAGACTCCGGGTGCCCCGGCGATGGCTGGCACCGCTGCTCTCGCGGCGCTGTTTGGTGTGGAGCGCGTCCTCGTGATGAACTCGATCGAGAACACCGCTGCGGAAGGTGCCACCAACAGCCACTCGTTCATCGGTGGCAAGAAGGCGCTGCTGTGCTACGCTGCTCCGAACCCCGGTATCATGACCCCGTCGGCTGGTTACACCTTCGCGTGGAACGGCTACATGGGTGCTGCCGGTGCCGGTCAGCGCGTCAGCCGCTTCCGCATGGATCACCTGCGCTCGGATCGCATCGAGCTGGAGATGGCCTTCGACCAGAAGCTGGTCTCGGCAGATCTCGGCTTCTTCTGGGACAGCGTCATCGCCTAATACCGAAGGGTACCATGTACAAGTCTCGACTTCGCCGTGGTACCCTTGACCTGTCCAAAAAACTGGTCGCCCGTCGCCCCTTCCGCTTTGCGGGTAAGGATTACGCGGCAGGCGACCAGTTCCCCTGGCGAAAGCTGGGGGTTGCTGAGCGTCAAGTGGGCATTCTGTTTGACGCTGGCAAGCTGGAGATGGTCGAGGACAAGAAGCCGGAAGCCCCCGAGGCTCCGGTGAAGGAGGCAGCAGCCAAGAAGGCTCCTGCCAAGAAGGTTTCCAAGAAGGTCGTTGACGAATCGGTTGACGACAAGTAAGACCGAGGTGCCGGGAACCTCCCGGCATCTACATACCCGCTAATGGTTAAGAAGACATCGTCGCCGAATGTGGTCATCGAGGTTCTCGATGACCATGTCAACGATGTCATTAAGGCGCTCGCCGCTGAGACGAATAACGCGCTGGTAGACGCAACCCCAAAAGACACTGGGTTCGCCAGTGCCAACTGGAGGGTCACCCTCAACAAACCAGCCAGTGGTGTTCTTGGTGCCAAAAACGAGCGGGCCGCAGCAGCCGCCGCGACCTTGGGCAGTTCCCAAAGCACGCAGGCCATCGCGTCGTACGACCACAAAAAGCACCGAGAACTCTACATTTCAAACAATGTAGACTATATTGGCATGACGGATGCTGAGGGGAATCGGGGCCTTAACGCGGGCTCTTCGCCCCAGGCTCGACCGTTCTTTGTTCAGACGGCTATCTACAAGACAGTCTCCAAAGTCCAGAAGGCATTCAAGAGTGTTATCCGGAGGATCAAGTAGTGGCCGCCCCGAACTTTGTAGGACCTAACGGCACCCTCCTGGTCAGTCCGAACGGTACTTTCCTGGTCGGCGTTGAGTCTGACACCTCGGCTTCCGTCGGTACTTTCCGTGAGGCGCTGTACCAAGCCTTCTACGATGGCTGGTCGGACCTTACTCCACTTTTCTTTGAAAACGAGGCGCACGACGAGGAGCTAGACTCCTGGGTGCGCTTCTTCATGCGGAACACCTTCGCGTCCCAGAACACCCTGGGCAAGACGGGTACCCGCAGCTTCGCCCGTGAGGGCGTCGTATTTGTTCAGGTGTTCACCCCCCTGAACTCTGGGTTGGCTGAGAGCGACACCTACGCTGAAGCTGCCCGCGAAATCCTTGAGGGTGTCACCATTAGTGGCGTCCACTTCCGTGGAGTTCTTACGAATGAAATCGGACCCACGGGTAAGTGGTTCCAGGTGACCGTCGAGGCTCCCTTCACCTACTACATCCAAAAGTAAATGGCCCGTTCCCTTACCAACAACGCCAACTGGGCGTTCGCCAAGGAGGATAGCCTCGGAGTTCTTCCGGGTAGCCCCGAGTGGTTCAACCTGGAGCCGAACAGCATTTCCTCGTACGGCGCTAACATCACTACTGTCTCCCGAGACCCCATCTCCAAGAACCGTCAGCTCCGCAAGGGCTCGACGACCGACCTGGATTCGTCTGTGGGTCTCGAAGCCGACCTCACGCTCTCGCACTTCGAGAACTTTATTGAGGGCTTCTGTTTCGCTACCAGCACCGCCACCGTACTCGTCTGTGATGAGGTTGTGGCTACTGGCTACAGCGTCACCAGTAGCAACGGCGACCTCGCTCAGAACACCTTGATCTTCGCTCGTGGCTTCGACACCGCAGCCAACAATGGGCTGAAGGTTGTTGGCGCAGCCTCGACCACCACGGAGATCAAGGTATCTGGACTGTCGGCGGAAACCCCGACCGGCAACGCGACGGTCGAAATCGCTGGCGTGCGCGGCACCTCTGCGGACCTCGAAATCGACGCGAGTGGCGATCTCATCAGCACCACGCTTGACTTCACCACCCTGGGTCTGACCGTTGGCCAGTTCATCAAGCTCGCCGGGTTTACCAACACTGCCAACAATGAGTTCGCCCGTATCTCGGCGATTGCGGCAAACAAACTGACCCTGGACAAGAAGTCCACCACCTTCGTGACCGAGGCTCCGGCTGGCGCAGTGGACGTCTACTTCGGTGGGTTCGTCCGCAATGTCCCGACCGACGACGCCGACTTCCTGGTGCAGTCGTACCAGTTTGAGGCTTCGTACAAGGACCTCGACTCGGTCGGCACTGACGAGTACGAGTACGCCAAGGGCAACCTCGCTAACGAGCTGGCCTTCAACCTCCCGGTCGCGGACAAGGCTTCGATGACCTTCGGGTTCATTGGCACCGACTCGGAGCCGCCCAGCACTACCCGCGCGACGAACGCCTCTTCGGCCAAGGACCCGAACAAGACCGAGATGTTCAACACCTCGGCTGATATTGTGCGTCTTCGGATCACCGAGGTCGACGAAACTGGTCTGACCACGGACTTCAAAGACATCAGCGTTACCCTGCGTAACAATGTGTCGCCGGAGAAGGTCCTCGGCACCCTGGGTGCTGCGTACATGAACTACGGCAACTTTGAGGTCATGGTCGAGGGCGAGGTCCTGTTCACCGACAGCACGGTGTCCGAAGCCATTCGCAACAACCGCGAGGTCACCATGGACTTCTGCATCACCAACGGTG